TCACATTGCACTAATTATTTGTGTTGCTTTTTCATCTTCTTCTTTATATGTTTCTTCAAGTAAATGTGAATATACTTCTGTTGTTACTGATATATTTTTATGACCTAATCTTTTAGAAATGTAATAAATAGAAATACCTTTAGCTAATAAATATGAACAATGAGTATGACGTAATGCGTGTGAAGTTATTTCTTTGATACCTAGATTTTTACAATATACTTTTAAACGTTTATTAACTGCGTTGTTTGTTAACTCGCCAAAAATAGTACCGTCGATTGTTCTAGGTAATTGATCAATAGACTTAATGATATGGTTCATATCCTTTTGACTAATGGACACATAACGAGGTGACGAATCCGTTTTATGCTCATCAATATATATTTCACTTTTAACTTGATTGATATAATCTCGTTTTAGATTCAAAGCACCACTAATACGGCAACCAGTACATATCATGATGAATAATACAAGTGATGACGCATTATTTTTAGTCATCAAATGCTGTTTTAATACTTCATAGTCTTTTAGATTGATATACTTACTATCTTCACTTTTATTAGGCTTACTAGCTCTATAATTCACTTTAAAAGTAGGGTTCTTTGCAATAAGTCCTTCATATACTGCATCGTCTAATGATGTTCTAATATAGCCGTTTAGTTTTCTAATAGATTCTTTCGAATGATGTTTTGAAAACTCATTTATAAAATCTTGATAGTGGTATCTCGAAATATCCTTTAACTTTTTCTTACCAATAGGGTGGTTATTGATGTGTTCTATAGCAGAAGAATAGGACTTGTAAGTTTTAGGTGTTACGGTTGACTTTTTAAACGTTTCGCACCAGGTTTTGAAATAGTCGTATAACGTTAAATTAGGTTCGTACTCAATACCTTGCTTTAACTCACTTAACTTTTCTAAACCTGCAGAATTTGCCTCTCGCTTTGTCCGAAAACCTTTCTTACGATATCGTTTGCCTTCATATTTAAATTCATATTGCCATTTTTTACCGTCATAACATCGTGTTTGCATGTTATCCCTCCTAAAAAAGGTAAAAAAATAATAAGGGTACGTGGGAGGTACCCGGAAAAATTATAACGATTTAAGCAACCTATTTAGAACATATAATTTCTCTAAATCGTATTGGGTTATACCTATTACTTCGAATAGATTATACTTACAATATTTTTCAATTTCTTTATATAAAATGTTTAACTCTTCAATGAATTTTTTTCGAATTCCAGCTGGTTTGGTGAAGATCATAATAGAAATAATTAATGAATACAGGTCGTTTTTTCCAATCCCTTTTTTATATTTTGCTTTATCTATAAAATCATATTCAAGTAACGAATTTACAAAAGATAATGATAAATGAGCAGTATCTTCATTGGATTTAAACGAATAAAACCTTTGTCCATGTGCAATGACATTTCTGTATTGTCTAAGGATTTCTAATATTGGAATAGCAACCTCTTTTAATGAATCATCAGTTTCCAAACCACATACTTTTGAAGCGACCGATTGTTTATCTTTAGGCTTTAAAATTGAAAACCATTTAATCGTTTCTCCAAAATTAAGGGGGATTATTAATATCCACGGTGGGATATGATTGTGATTATTTCTATAGTGCTTAATCGAATCATTTTTTAAATAATCTCTATATTTAGATAGGTGTCGTAAATGACCAGATCTAAAACTGTTGTTTCCATCATAGTTTTTAGCATCTAAATATGAATTTCTTATATCATATCCTGTTATTTGCTTACCTTTTTTGTTTGTAAACGTTCTTTTAAGAGTGGGTTCTTGAACACCATAATTTTTAGCTACAGTTGCAGATAAATTAGTTTTTAAAGATTGTTCTATTAGTATTATGTACTTAAAAATTATATTCTTTAAACGAGTGTCGTATTTATAGCACATATAAAAATCATTAAATGTAACATTTTCTTCATATTGCCCATTTGCTTGTTTGAAAAGAGGAGAATATGCGTTTATCAACGAGTAATATGATATTGTTTCTAATTGTTCCAAAGCAAATTTTTTATTTTCTATTCTCACTCCACGATATTCCAATAAAACCAATTGTTCTTCACAGCTTAAATATGGTTTATTATAAACTGAAGTTTCTAGTAATGTTTTTATTGATTCAATGTCTCTCATAAATAATCCTTTCAACGAAAAAAGCCCTCATGCATAGCATGAAGGCTTATCCGAGTCATTTCAAGAATGACCATTTCATACTTGCATTATAAATGTTTTTTCTTAATTAGTCAATTTTAAAGATAAACAAGAGTGAGTGGCTTCCATCCCTCAACCTCCTTTGCTTAATTAATCTTCGTCTTCATCTACTTTACTTTCAATAATTTTAAGCACCTTTCTTACTTTATAAGATGTGATATCTTTAGGTAAAGAATAGGTGAAGTAATTATTCTTATTCGTTTTCACTTCGTAAACAATTTCATTTAATTTTATTTTGCAATTTAAAATTATCATCCATTGTCTCCTTAAAATAGATAAATTCAAAACACATCATACAACCTAAAAACCCTCAACGGCTCAAACGTAATAGCATAATCACCGTAGTGAGTTCCAATACCATGTTTTTGTTTGTAATGTTCCAATATTTCTAATACGTGTTCTTCACTTAATTGAACGTATTCCGCTAGTTCGTATAAGTTACTTACACCGTAGTGATGTGCCTCTACAATAATACGCAAGGGCAGTGCTGCCTCGAACCCGTGACGCCTAGCGTAGCTTTCAAATTTGCGATTTATGTCTTTAGATTGATCTAAGATATTCCCATATGTAAGTTTGTGATGTGCTAGTTCTTCGTATAGCACTTCGGCTTTGCGTGTTTCGGATAAATCTTTATCTATCAATATTATGCCGTCTTTATAGAAACCGCTATACCCATCAGGTAGCGAATGTGTATCTTTAATTTTAATGTGTTCATTCTCAGCAAGTAATTGTTCGTAACGTGACAATAAAACCAATCCCTTTATTTATCTGCGTTTTTAAATCTATCAATTAGACTCATTATGTAATCAACATCTTCTTGTTTTAATTCGCCCTCTAAATGAGCTGCTAATGTTTGTGGTTCTTTTGTTGATTCTTCTTTAGGAAAGAAATCATCAATGCTGCATTTTAAAATATGAGAAAGTTCAAACAGCGTATCTTGATTAGCTTTTCTCAAACCTTTTTCATATCTGCTAACAGCTTGTCTACTAACATTTAATTTATCAGCTAAACCTTGTTGAGTTAAACCACGTTTTTCTCTATGCTCTTTTATCTGATTTCCAACATAAATTGCTAGTTCTTCTTGATTCATTTTAATTTCCTCCGTTGTTTTGTTAAATTAATTATACATTATATGTCACCAATTTGGTAGCCTAAATTTTACAAAAACCTAAAATAATTTGCAAAAGTCTATTTACATGTCACCAAAATGGTGCTATAGTTGTATTTGTCAGGAGGTGCTAATGCAATGCAACATAAACTATATGGCTTGAGAAAAGGTAAATATACTCAAGATGAAATGGCGAAAATTTTAAATATAAGTAGAAACTCTTACATCAACAAAGAGCAAAGTAAAACGCCATTCAATTTAGATGAGATGTTTATAATCTCAAAGTTATTCAATAAAAGTATGGAAGATATTTTTTTACCCAGATGTCACCAAAATGGTAACAAAGAGCACCAAAAAACTTAAAGGAGGAAATCAAAATGCAAGCATTACAAGAAATACAAATCGAAAATAATTCAAAATTAGGAGCTGTAGTTTCTAGTCGAGTAGTAGCAAACGAATTAGAGAGAAGGCATGACAATGTAAAGCGAGATTTAGAACAAATTTTAATGTCCTCAAATGTGAGTGCATTAATTATATCTAGCGAATACAAAGATTCAAGAGGTCGAAATCAAAAAGAATACTTATTAACAAAAGACGGTTTCACTTTATACATGTTCAACATTCAAGGTCACAACGATTTCAAAATGGCTTACATTAATAAATTTAACGAAATGGAACGTCAAATCGCACAACCTATCGCAAGTTACATGATTGAGGACCCAGTCAAACGTGCTGAACTTTGGATAGAAGAACAAAAAGAGAAACAACAGCTACAACTTGAAAACAACATGCAAAAGCAAAAGATTGCCGCATACGAACCTAAAGCATCTTATCTAGACACAATCTTAAACAATAAAAGTTTAGTTACAGTCGGTCAGATTGCTAAAGATTACGGAATGTCGGCTCAAGCATTAAACAAGTTATTGCATGAACTGAAAGTTCAATATAAACAATCTGGTCAGTGGTTACTATATTCTAACCTACACGCTAAAGGCTATACACATTCGTCTACTACTGAGATTGAACATAAAGACGGTAGTACATCGGTTCGCATGAATACTAAATGGACGCAAAAAGGTAGATTGTTCATTTACGAATTACTAAAAGATAACGACATTCTACCCACAATTGAACAAACAACTTAAAGGAGGAACTAAAAAATGAATAAAAAAATGAACTACGTAAAAATAGCGCTCTTAACTATCATCTTGGTAGACCTAGTTAAGAACACTATTAAAAAGAATAAAGTTACTGTATCAACTCAATCATTTATTGATGAGAGATATTCGCAACGTTCAAATTAAACATCTCAGTTTTGCCACAGTTTTTACAAACTGTAACGAACATATCCATGCTTGGAGCAGGCAATTCTTGAGATATAGCTGGTAGACCAAAAATTTCATCAGAAATCACTACTTTAGGTTCAGAGCAACATGGAGCGTGTTGTGTAGAATTATAAAACTTTTCGATTTCTTTAAGTTGGTCTTGGTTGAATTTAAAAGTTCCCATTATTAATCACTCCTTTCTAAATCAGATAGGAAAATTATAGCACAGAAAAACGGGAGCAAGACTTAATTACAAATAAACGGAAAGAAGGAGATAGAAGTTGAACAAGATAGAAGATTTTGAAAAATCTATTAGAGCTTTTGATAAACATGGTGTTTTTGAGTACACAATTCATGAAAATATGTTAGCTCACATTTTACCTAACTTAGAAAGACAAGTAACTTTTGGGACAGGTAAAAACGGTCTTGAAAAATGGTGTACCAAAAAATTCACAGCAGATTTTTTCGACCCGATTAATAACATCGTTATAGAAGTTGACGGTAGTAGTCACAATAACGAAAGACAAAAAATAATCGACAGATTAAAAGAAATCTTTTTTGAACAAAAAGGCATAAAAGTTTATCGAATTTCTAACGAAAAGGTTAAAGAAATTTTTGATAACGAGTGTCAGAAAGGAGTAGAGATACTTAATGCAGTATTCCGTTGATGAATTCAAATATAACGAATTACCAAAAGAATTATCTGATTTTATTATCGAAAAAGAGAATATCTTGAACGGAATAAAACACAGATACGCAAAAGAAGTAGGAAAAGTTTTTTATGAGGCACAACAAGAATTCAGCGACTTTAACAATGGTGGACTTTTTGAAAAATGGTACACGTCAATTGGTTTCAAAAAAAGAAATGTTTATAACTACATTCAAATTTATAACGAAGTGCAACAGTTGCACGGCGACCAATTAGAAACGTTTGAAGAATTACCAAAACGATTGCAACTAGAAATTTCAAAACCATCGCACATTCCTGAACTAAAAGAAAAAGTTTTAGATGGCGATATTAAAACTCATAAAGAGTACAAAGAATTGGAACGCAAACTTAAACAACGTGACGAACAAAACGCTCAACTCCAATCTCAAGTAGAACAAGCGCAACGCTCAGAAGAGATTGCTAAGAAACAACTAGAAGATGCAGAGAGTAGAGAGCCAGAAGTGATTGAGAAGTATATGGAGCCAGAAGATTATCAACAAACGAAAGAGGCGTTAGCACAATCACGGCACCAACAAAAACTTATCGAACAACGCAACGAAAAGTTAGAAAAAGACATTAAAGCAATGGAACAACGTAGAGATGAAACAAATGAAAAATCTGAGAAATACGATGAATTGAATAAGGCGTTAGGCGATATGAACAGAAAACTTGATGACGGACAACGTAGATTAAAAGCACAAAAAGAAGTGTATGACCTCGTTAAAAAAGGCGAAGAACTTATCAAAGAAATCGCACCTATGACTTACTTTATTCACGACGAATACATCTTAAGTAATGAATACGCAATTAAACCTATTAAAAAAATTGCAGATGATTTACTCGATTTATCAAAAAAATTAAACAAACAACTTAACAAAGGAGACGTTATAGATGTCTAAAAATTTAATCGATATTAGTAGAAAGCAAGCAGATCAATTAGTACAACAAGCAGAATTCAGTAGAAATCTTTTCATCAAAATGGAAGAACACGATAAAAAAATGAAAGAACAAGACGAAAAGATGAATAAGTTTGAAAGCAAAATGATTGATACGGAAAACAGACTTAATAAACGTATGGAAGAAAACGAAAAAAACAATGTGCTAACACACGGTGAAGGAAGACATATCAAATCAAAAGTAGCTGAACGCTCATATTATTTAACTGACCAATTCTTCACGGAGCGTGTATCTAAAGAACTTTACCATAAAAAACGTTGTCACTTTGTTCAAGGGATATATTCGACACTTAACAGACATTTTAATTCAATCGCTTACACAACAATTAGACATATAGACTTCGAGAAAGCAATGGAATTTATAGGAAATTTAGAGTTAGTGAATATGCCTCAACATTTTTTAAGACTTACAGACCATCAAATAGATGTTGCTGAAAGACATGGAGATTACAGCATCTTGGAAAGACTAGCTTAACCCACAATCGAACAAACAAATTAAAGGAGGCATAACCATGAACATTCTATACAAAACAACCCTCCTCATCACAATGGCAGTTGTGACGTGGAAGGTCGTAAAGATTGAGAAAAACACAAGATTTAAACTTAGAAATTTTGTTTATCCAAAAATTGATAACACTCAAAGTAAAAAGTTGATGGATATTGCTAAACACGATCTAAAAGATATTTAAAGGAGGACTAACCATGAATTTAAAAATTCATATTGTATTAAATGATATTGCAGAATTAAAAAACACTCTGGAGCAAATTGAAAGTATTCGCTCACAAAGTGTTGAAAGTATAAATGTAGAAATAATTGTCGATTCTAATCGTCCATCTCATCCAATGCAGCTTTGATGTAATTCAAGTTTTCTACAATTACTTTGCCATTTACTACAGAAGTACTACTAACAGGATTACTACTTGCTGCAAATTTAGTAAGTTTCGCATTATGCTCCAACATTGCGATTACCAAATCTGTCGCTAGTTCTTTATTAGTTTTACTCATCATATCCACCTCCTTAGGTTGATAAATAAATTATACACGAAAGGAGTATCTAAGATGGAACAAACATTAACCGTATCTTTAACAATACCGGACACACATGTACTTGTCTCTATAGATGAATATGAAGAACTATTAAGCTACTCACTAGATCCCGTTTGGGACTTAAAAGAATTGAAAAAGAAACTCAAAATGTCATCTGACGACACTATTAAAGATAGATTATTATTCAATCCAAAATTCGAAAAGTTACTTAAACAACAAGGTATCGCACATTATCCAGATGAAAGTTTAAATCGTTGGAGATTCAACGCAAGAAAGATGAATAAATTCATCGAAGAACATTTCGAAGAAATTCATGGAAAGGGGAGATAAACATGAAATCACACGATAAAGCATTCTTAATCTCAGGCATGATGTTCAATGCAATATTTTTTCTAGCAATGATGTTAAACATTTTCATCACTAACGCAGTAGCAATAGCAATGGTTACAGCAGTAATCACATACTTGTTTTTCGAATATGAATTTTTTCAAGTAAAGGAGAATTAAGAAAATGAAAAATGAATTTAGAATTTTGTTAGCTATTAGAAAATTGAAAATAAAAGATGTATACAAAGGTACCGGAATATCACGAACAACTTTACAAGGACTTTATTATGAAACAACGCCACATCCAAGCGCAACGACTATTCTAAAGATTTGCGACTTTTTAGAAGTAACTCCAAATGACTTTTTTGGCATAAAAAAGACTGATACCCACGCCAATGAGTAACAGTCAAACATTAAACAAAAATTATTCAACTCAATCATATAACGGGAGGCACATATATGCAAGAGGTAACGCTATCTTTAAAAGAATATAACAACTTGCTTAAAGACAGTAGAGATTTAATGTTAATCAGTTTGGAAAACAAACATCTAAAAAGACAACTTTCTACTGCTAATGAGCATATCGACGATTTAAACGACAATGTCAATTTATATATTAGCCTGTACCAAAGCGCAGACGCTAGGGCAGACAGAGCGAATAAACGATTGGAGGAGTATATCAATGTCAAACACATATAACTTAACTCAAGCCTACTTGGAAGTTTTAAACAAATTAGACGAAGGTTATTCGTTTGAAGATTTAAAAGATACATTGGATAGCATCGAAGAAGAATTAAATATAAAAGTTGATAACACAATCGGCTTAAAACGTTCACTAGATGCTGATGTTGAAACAATAGATAAAGAAATCAAACGTCTACAAGCAATAAAAAAACAAAAAACAAACATATCTGACCGTTTGAAAGGTTACCTACTCGATATGTTAGATCAACGCAAATTGGATAAGTACCGTACATCTACTAACTACATTTACAAACGTAGTAATGGACCAAGTAAAGAGGTCACAGATGAAAAATTAATACCTAAAGAATATTGGGTATCACAAGCACCAAAACTCAACACTAAAATGCTTACTGATGATTTGAAAAACGGTAAAGACGTTCCGGGTGCAAAGTTGAAACACACTGTTAGTTTGGTGGTGAAGTAGATGGCTGAATCAAATGTTGAACAATCTGACATACTGCAAGAGTTAGGTATAGAAGAGATTAATGAAGGTACCCAAAACTATTATTCAATTATGGCATATGGTAAGTCCGGTACAGGTAAAACAACTCTAGCAACTAGAGAAAACAACGCATTTATTATCGATATCCACGAAGATGGAACTCAAGTAACAAGAGAAGGTTTTGTTAAGAAAGTTGATAATTATATAGCCTTTCGAAATACGATAGCGAGTATTGAAAAGATCGTAAATGCAGGTAGACAAAAAGGAAAGTTAATTGATGTTGTTGTAATTGAAACAGCACAAAAATTAAGAGATATAACACTTACGCATGTAATGACTACACACCAAGTCAAAAAAGCAAGAATACAGGATTATGGCGAAACTTCTAAATTAATCGTTAATTCAATTAGGTACTTATTAAAGGTTAAAGACAAACTCGGGGTTCACGTTGTATTAACAGGACATGAAGGGCTTAATTCAGAAGATAAAGATGAGAACGGCAACATTATAAATCCAAGAATATCAATCGAAGTACAAGCTGCAATACACAATAATTTAGTAACACAATTTGACATTATAGGTCATACGTTTATAGAAGATCACACCGATGAAGATGGTAATTCAACACATGATTATGTTTTTTCGGTTGAACCATCTAATTTATATACAACGAAAGTCAGACACAATCCAGAAATAACAATAAACAACCCAAACATTAAGAATGCTTCGATTTCAAAAATTGTAGATATGGCACAAAACGGAAATTAAAAATTAATTAAAAGGACGGTAATCAAATATGAACTTCAATTTAAACTTACAAAACGCTCAAAAATTAGGTAACTATATGCAACCAGGTCAATACAGTGTGAAAGTAAAAAACTTCGAAAGTAAAAATTCTAAAAACGGTCATCCTCAATTTGTTATTACATTCACTCACAAAGAAGAAGGAGACTTCACTCATTACGCTAACGCTGATATGGAAAATGAGTTTGCTAGAAATTGGATCTACACATTCTTAGATGACTTAGATGTCCAAAGTGATAACGGAATGTTCAATTTCACAGAAAGAGATATTATCGGTAAACCAATCAATATCGAATTAGAACGTAAATACAATGACTACACAGATAAATGGAATACTTCTTTAAAACGTGTTTGGAAATTTGACGGTACACCAGTATTTGAAAAATATGAAATTAAAGATAATCAAAAGAATAACAATAACGAACAACAAACAAGCAAACCTAATTTGAACAGTCCAAATAATCCATTCGCAAATGCTAATGGTCCAATTGATATTGATGATAAAGACCTTCCGTTCTAATCGGAGTGATTTAAGTGCAGCAAATTATCAAGTATCAACAAAATAGCAAAGGTTTATACGATGTTGTTATTACAAACGTTGAGATACCTGAACAAGCTATTGATTTATTGAATTTAGGCAAACCTATTGATGTTGATTGTTCAGTGATAGATCCAAATTCTATCACTGGCAAACAACGTAGGTTGATATTCGCTTTATGCAACGATATAGAAGCACATACAGGACAGCCTAGAGATTATATGAGGCAAATGTTTCAAGACTATGTGAAGTTCTTATATGGATATGAGCAACGAATTTCATTAGCTGATTGTACAAGAACAATTGCTAAACAAATTATAGATGTGATGTTCGAGTGGATATTCACTAATGGAATACCACTTAATTACAAAACAAGCGAAATGATGAAAGAAGATAAAAATTATCTCTATTGGGCAACTATTACAAGACATTGTGTGATATGTGGTCAACCTAATTCAGACCTAGCACATTTAGAAGCAGTAGGTAGAGGGATGAATAGAAATAAGATGAACCACTATGATAAACACGTTTTAGCATTATGTCGTAAACATCATACAACGCAGCACCAAATGGGGATAAAAAGTTTTAACGAGTATTACCAACTACAAAACAGTTGGATAAAAGTTGACGATAAATTAAATGCCATGCTGAAAGGGGAGAAAACGAATGATAGATAGATTTGATGTAGGAGAACGTATCAATGATCGTAGATCAAAATTAGGAATGACACAAAAAGAATTAGCTATATATACTGGCGTAACTAGATCGACAGTTCAAAAATGGGAATCTGGAGTGCATCTACCTAAAAAAGAAAGAATACCTAAAATAGCTGAACATCTTAAATATAGCAAAGAATATTTATTGTACGGAAGTGATGAAGCATGAGCGACAAAGTAAAAACTAGCATCACTGGTTACGGACTTGTATTTAAACGAGTAATGAAAGACAGAAATATCAGTATAGAGGCTAAAGCATTGTACAGTTACTTATCAGCCTATGCTGGTGCAGATGAAAGTGCATTTCCTAGTGTAGATCTAATCAAACATGAATTAGGTATCGGTAAACATAGATTTTTAAGAGCAAAAAATGAACTTATTGATAACGGTTATTTAACGGTTGATAGAAAACAGACTAAGAATATTTACGGAAGTAACTTATATACATTGTTTCATAGTCCTCGACAGGTTGATGGTCGACCCGTCGATGACCGACCTGCCTATGACCGACCGGTCGACAGTCAACCCACTACAAATAACAGTATTACAAATAACAGTATTACAAGTAACAGTAAGACAATTAATAATAGCGCAACTGACGTTACGCGTGAACGCTTTGAGGAATGGTGGAAACTTTACGATAAAAAGTTAGATAAGAAAAAGGCGTTCAGTTTATTCAAATCAGCACTTAAAAAACATGAATTTGAAACCATCATGAACGGTACTAGAGAATATCTAAAAACTATTACCGATAAACAATATCAAAAATATCCTAAAACATTTTTATCTCAAGAAAGTTATTTAAATGACTTTAGCGAAGAACCACAACCTAGTGGCATGGATCAACTTAACAGAATGAAGTATGACGAAAGTTATTGGAACTAGGAGTGATAAGCAATGCAATCATTAGGAAGTTTAGCAAAAAATATCAAGCCTAACCAAAACATTGTAGAAGAAGAACATAATCTTAAATGTGAAAGATGTGGCAACATCTACGACTATTACAAATTCAGTAACGGACAAGAGTTCAGACATGGTTGTGATTGCTCAATGATACAAGCTGGTAAAGAAGCTGAACAACAGAGAAAGCAAAAGTATCTCAACCGTATTTTTAATCAATCAAACGTTAATGCTTCTTTACGTGATGCAACAGTTAATAGTTACCAACCACAAAATAAATATCAAACACAAGCGAAGAATACAGCTATTGAGTACGTTAAAACATTCTCGATAGATAAGCCTAAGTCATTAATCTTACAAGGCTCATATGGTACTGGAAAAAGCCACCTAGCATATGCCATAGCAAAGGCAATTAAGCAACAAGGGCATTCGGTAGCGTTCATGCACATTCCGATGTTAATGGAACGCATTAAAGCAACATATAATCGTAATGCTACTGAAACAACAGATGAATTAGTTCAGTTACTAAGCAGCATAGATTTACTTGTACTTGATGATGTAGGTGTAGAAAACACCGAACACACATTAAATAAACTATTTTCAATCGTAGATAACAGAGTAGGTAAGAATAACATCTTTACTACTAACTTTAGTGACAAAGAATTAAATCAAAACATGAACTGGCAACGGATCAATTCACGTATGAAGCAAAATGCAAGAACGGTTCGAGTGCTGGGAGATGATTTCAGAGGACGTGACGCATGGTGACGGTAGACAATATTAAGCAAATACTTGAGTGTTCAGATATGTACGCTCAGAAATTAATTAGATGGGCAAACGGGGAAGAAAAAGCATTAGTCGACCTAATCAATCAGAAGCTGGAAGAACGTCGAAAAAGAGAGGCTGTGGTTGAATATGGGGCTTAGAGAAAATCAACCTAATGCTTATGACCTGTTTGAAAGTGACGGTTGGAAAATGTTGAGAGTGCTACCTAGAGATGACGGTACTTTCTATCTTGCTAATAAAGGCGGAATGAGTGATAAGCATTTTAAAACATCAGTAACTAAAGATGAGTTAGCAAAGATGAAACGTAAGCATAAATTATTTAGAAAAGAAGAATTACAACATCAGACAACAATAGATGAATTCTTATTCTAGGAGTGACAACGTGCAGATAGAAATTAACTTTAATGAAACGTATGAGGCACCTATTGGCTCGCCTCGTCCACGTTTCAGAAATACAGGTAGATTTGTTCAAACGTACATGCCAGCGTCGTATACGGCGCATAAGAAGTTTATACAGAGCCAGTTACCTAAAAAGATGTTGAATACACAACTTAAGGTGTCGCTTCACTTTTATTTCAAACCACCTAAGAGTTGGTCAAAAAACCAAAAACTGATAGCGATAGGTCAGTACAAACGTACTAAGCCTGATATAGATAACTTAATCAAAACTGTGCTAGATGCAGCGAACGATCATCTATGGAAAGACGATAACCAAATCGTTGAAATACACAGTTTTAAGCAATATGCAGAGGAACCGAAAATTATTTTAGAAGTGGAGGAAGTGTAATGCAAGAAGAAACACTAAAACTCACATTCGATTTAACCGTCGAAGTAGAACAACCTATTTGGATAAACAAACATTCAGATAGAGAAAACTATATCGAACATTACTCTAATAGATATAAGAATGATCCTGACAACTTACTCGATAATATCAAAAACATTACTGACGTTAGTGTCAGTTACGCGGATTGGAAGTGACACTATGCCGAAAGTGAATTTAGACGGTAAACGTTACAGATTATGTGATGTGTACAAATATTTTGATGTATCAGATAGTACGGTTCGTAAGAGATATAAAGAAGGCCTACGTGGTCCAGAATTAATACACGGCAAGGGAGTATATGAATATGGTGCAGATGTACGAAAGAAATGAAAAGCAATTAACAGCTAAACAGTTGTATGAGATACAGCAGGCTGAAATTAGACACGAAAGAGCTTTAAAACGTAAACGTAGAGAAGAACGTATTGCTAGGGCTAAACGTGCAGAACGTGAGGTTGCTAAGCACAGAGTGAACAGTAAGTGGTTTAGATACTTAGCAGAGAACGATATATTTCCAAAGGTAAGGGGATAGGTAAATGGAGAACGTGAGAATAATAGATCTAAAAAAAGACGACATTGTGCAGTTCCAAGCATACTTTAAAAAAGTTAAAGCTATGCAAACGGCCATAGTCAATCGTGTGTATGCAAAAGAAAAAGGTTTAAAAACAGTTTGGTACGCAGAGGTTGAGAATGCAGGTGGTTATAAATTCACACTTACTGATAATGATGACTTTGTGAGAGTAAACGAGCCATTCACACGTAAAGTGGATATGAAGGAAGGACAAGACATGGTACACGAACCACCTCATTATCAGTTCGGTAAATTTTCGGCAAGAATGATTATCGAATTAGTAGGTAAGACGTACAAATCGGCGTCAGTATTTTATCACGTAGGGAATGCACTCAAATACTTAATGAGAGCGCCTAGA